CGTCCACCGATCAGCTGGTGGTCAACATGGTGTTCGCCACCGTCAACGTGATGGTGCCTGCGGTGGCGATCAACTACCCGCGGTTCGTGGTCAACGCTCGCAATCCCGAGTCGGCTGCGACCGCGATCATCACCGAAGAAGTGCTGAACTACCTGTGGCGGGCGTACGACTACCAGCGTGAGTTCCGGCTGTCGGTGATCGACTGGATCGTGGCCGGGCACGGCTGGGTGAAGGTCGGCTACAAGTGGACCAAGCCGCCCGAAGACAAGCCCGCCGAAGGCGTCGTCGTTGGCAACTCCGGTGACGATGACGGTGGCGATCGTGGCATCGACGACCGCGAAGACAAAGAGGGCAACGTCGAGAGCGAGATGCTGCAGTGGGACGAGGATCGCCCCTTCATCGAACGCATCTCGATCTTCGACATGTACGTCGATCCTGATGCGCGCCATCCGAAGGAGATGCGTTGGATCGCGCAGCGGACGTGGCGCCCGGTGGCGGACGTGAACGTCGACAGCCGCTATTCGCCTACCGCCCGCAAGCGCGCCAGCGGCACGTCGTGGAGTCGCTGGGATACCAGTAGCGGCACGGGTGGCGGCGACGCGCGTGGCAACGACGAGAAGCCCAGCCAGGGCGCGGTCACGTTCTGCGAAGTGATCGAGTTCTACGACTTGAAGCGGTACAAGGTCTCGACGTTCGTGGCGCAGACTGACGACAACGAGGGCGAGAACGCGGGGTTCCTAATCAAGCCCGCCAAGATGCCGTACACATTCGGGCATCCGTTCGTGATGCTGCGCAACTACGAAGTGCCGGACCACTTCTATCCGGTCGGGGACGTGGCGCAGATCGAGTCGCTGCAGTTGGAGTTGAACGAGACCCGCACACAGATGTTCAACTACCGCAAGAAGTTCCGGCGTGCGTGGCTGTACGCCAAGGATCGCTTCGACGAGGATGGCGTCACCGCGCTCATGTCCGACAAGGACAACGTGATGATCCCGACCCAGGGCGACGACACCCCGGAGGGCGCGATCGTGCCGGTGCCGGTGGTGATCACGCCCTCCGAGTTCTTCGATCAGTCCGCGATGATCGCCAATGACATCGACCGCGTGTCGGGCGTCAGCGACTATCAGCGCGGCGCCCCACAGCAGCAGATCAAGCGCACCGCCACCGAGGCGGCGATGATCCAGGACTCGTCCAACGCCCGCGCCCAGGATCGGCTCGCCAAGGTGGAGGGCGTGCTGTCGGAGATTGCCGAGCGCATCGTCGGCCTCATGCAGCAGTACACGACCGGCGACCAGGTCGCGCGGATCGTGACGATGCCGGTGCGTGGCTGGGTCAACTTCGATCCCGACCGGGTCAAGGGCAAGTTCGACTTCGAGGTTCAGGGCGGCTCGACCGAGCCCCGCAACGAGACCTTCCGGCGTCAGTCAGCGCTGCAGATCGTGGACGCCTCGGTGCCGTTCATGGAGGCCGGGATCGTCAACATGCCTGCGCTCTACCAGGAACTGCTGCAGAAGGGGTTCGGCGTCAAGGACGCTGGGCGCTTCGTCCAGCAGCAGCCGCCGATGCCGCCGCCACAGGGAGCGCCGGTCGAGGGCGCACCCCCGCCACCGGAGATGGCGCCTCAGGGTCCGCCTCAGGGTCCGCCACCAGGCGCGGCTCCGCCTGGGATGCCCCAAGAACTCACACCAGAACTGCTGGCGGCGATGATGGGTCAGGGCGCGCCCGCTCCACCACCGCCGAATGGGGAGATGGTGCCAGCTAGCTACTGACGCTTGCGTCGCGACTTGGTGTCGTCGTCGGCGTCACGCTGATCTTGGCCCAGCTGTTCGGCGCGAAAGGATTCGTTCTCTTCCAACGTCGCCGGGCTGTACTCCCGGTTGTTCTCGGCCTCGTCGAGCGCATCCTGAGATGGCTGTTCCAGCCCCTCTTGCTCGAACTGCTGGTTCAGCCCAGGCGGGTCAGGAACGTGATCCCGGCGTAGCGCCTGGTTCTCACGCTCCTGGTAGTTCTCCACCGCTTCGGTGTTGGGGACACTCTGTGTGTCGCTCATTGTGGCGGAACGTACCACTTCTCTGTCATGATCAACCCCGACACCAAGGAGGGTTCCAGTGTCAGATGCACCCGCTCCATTCGAGGGGCAGGCGGCAGAGGGCGACCCCGCACCGGGCGGACAAGTCGAGTCACCGCCGACACAATCCGAAGCACCGCAAGCACCACCAGCACCACCAGAGCCGGAATACCTCGAACTCGACGACGACCTTCGCAGCAAGCATGTGAAGGTCAAGGTCGATGGCGAGGAACTGTCGGTTCCGCTGGAAGAAGCGCTGCAGGGATATCAACGTCAAGCTGCCTTCACACAGCATTCGCAGCAACTGGCCGAGCAACGCAGGGAAGCCGAAGACGCACTGCGACTCCACCAGGCGATGCTCGCCAACCCTGGGCTGACCGTACAGATTCTGGCCGATCGCGCCGGAATGTCGGTCGAGCAATACCTGGGGCTACAGCGAGCACAAGCGGAAGCGCAGCAAACCGAGCAAGAGCCCGAGTTCGACGATCCCCTAGAGCGTGAGTTGTACCGAGAGCGTCAGGCCCGCCTGGCGTTCGAGCAGCAAATCATGCAGCGCGAGGCACAACGCGAAGCCGACCAGCAGTTGGCGCAAGCGGTCTACGGATTGCAGCAGCAGTACGGATTGAACGAAGACCAACTCCGTTCGGTAGTCGGCACCGCGATGCAAATGAACCTGGGTGTCGAGTACCTGCCGATCGTCTACCAGGCGATGGCCTTCCAAGCGCAGCAAGGTGCTCAGCAGCAGTTAGAGCAACAGAGGGCGACAGAGGAACAGCAACGACAGGCAGCGGCCGCACAAGCCGCCGCCGTGGTCGGCAACGGGACAGGTGTAGTCCAGGGCGGTCCGACTCCTGCCAACGCCGAATACTCGTCTTACCGAGAGGCGATCGAGGCAGCCTTCGATGAAGTGGAGCGCCGTCATCGCTGATCGGTCATAACCCGGAAGGGCCCTGACTGATGGCACTCGCCACGCATACCCCGTCAACGTGGAACGAGCTACTCGCTTCCACCATGCACAACGTCCGCAGCAAGATGACGGACAACATCTTCCGCACGCGCCCGCTGCTCGAACACTTGCTGTCGAACGGTCGGGTGCGGATCGAGGATGGCGGCATCTCGATCGTCGAGCCGCTGCTGTACGTCGAAGGCAACGCCGACACCTACGGCGAATGGGACAAGATCACGGTCACCCCCGTCAACACGGTGACCGCGGCGCAGTTCCCGTGGAAGCAGTTCTACGCCACCATCGCCATCAGCGGCTTGGAGGAAGCGCAGAACAGCGGCCGCAGCGCGCGCATCAACCTGCTCGATGCCAAGGTCAAGCAGGCCGAGCAGACGCTGCGGGCGAAGCTGAGCCGGATGCTGTACGGCACGTACTCGTCGGCCACCCCCGCCAACGACTTCTACGCGCTCGGCACGATCATCGACTCGACCACTCCGGTCGGCGGCATCGACCCCGCCACCGAGCCGTGGTGGGCGAGCTACGAAGCGGTGGTCGGCGCCGTCGATGCAGCCGGTCTCGAAACCGCGCTGCGCACGGCCGTGATGACCACCAGCGACAACGGGGGCGACGCGATCGACGCCATCTTCGTGGCGCCCGACGTGTACGCCTTCTACGAGTCGACGCTGACTCCGCAGGTTCGCTACACCGACACCAACAAGGCCAACCTCGGCTTCCGCAACCTGCTGTTCGAGAACGCCCCGCTGATGTGGGACTCGGACTGCCCGGCCGGAACGGCCTACGGCATCAACAGCGACTACGTGTCGCTGGTGATCCACCGCGACCGCAACTTCGCGCAGTCGCCGTTCACCGACAACCTCACCGGCTCGGTCTCGACCGTGGCCGGGGCGGCTGGTGTTGGCCTGGCGTCCGCGACTGCGCTCGACGCCCGTGTGGCGTTCATCACCACCTACGGCAACCTGACGACCAACAACCGGCGTCGCCTGTTCAAGCTGACCGGCATCTCGAAGGCGCCGTGATCCTGGCCCCCCCGCTGGCCTCCCTTCCAGCGGGCCAGCGGGGGGGACCATGAAAGGATGGCGCGATGCCAGAGCCCAAGCGCAACGACCCATACAGCCGCCCGATCAACGCCACCCGCCCGGACGCCGTGGTGCAGGGTGAGTTCTACGGCACGCTCGATACCAGCAAGGCCCGCAACCACGCGGCCGGTGCCAACGACGCCACCCCGGCCGGGCGCTTCCAGTCAGGGGTCAGCGTGGTGCCGACGTGGCCGAAGCCGATCCCCAAGGACGACCCCGGCCCGGAAGGCAAGCCGGTGGTGACGCCAGCGGACAACGCCCCACCACCGCCCCCGACAACACTAAATCTGGACACGACTTCACCAAGTGACGACGAGTCGATCACGGAAGACGACCTGTTCGGATGAACCTCGATGACCTGCGGGCAGTGGTGCGGATGCAGACGCAGACCACTTTGGCCGACCTGCCCGATGTAGCGATCGACACTTATCTGCGTCAGGGCTTCGAGCGCACGATCAACGCCGAGACACAGTGGCCGTTCTACGAGCAGTCGTGGTCGCTGACGCTGCCCGCCAACGAGATGGACATCGCGCTGCCGGGCGACGTGAACGAAGCCGGGATCATGGCGATCTACGACGAGACCAACAACTTTCGGCTGTCGCAGATCGGCGCCGAGCAAGCCGATGACAGCTTCGCCGGACCGCAGGTGGGCACGATGCAGCCCTACTTCTACTCGGTCTGGAACGGGACGCTGTTCATGTATCCGCGGGTGCAGTCGGCCGACAGCGATCGCACGTACCGGCTGCGCGGCTATCGGCGCCCGCTGGTGTGGCTGAACCCGACTACCAACGAGCCCGACTGCGACGAGCGGCTGCACATGGCGCTCACCCACTACGCGGTGGCGCTGGCTTACGCCCAGCAGGAAGACGAGCAGCTGGAACTGACCTACATGGATCGCTGGCAGCGTGACGTGGAGTTGGCACGGCGGGCGATCATGGAGCCGCGCCACCATCGGCCGCTGGTATTCCCCGGCTCGATCAATGCTCGGACCCCAAGTGGTCCCAGCTGGGTGCTGGTGCCACCGACCGCATGAGCACGCGCCTGCAGCCTCTCAACTTGCTCGACTTCACGGGTGGGTTGAACCTGCGGCGCACCGACTTCCAGCTGGCCGACAATGAATCCCCGGCGATGCTCAACGTCAACATGGACCCGCGCGGCGGAATCGTCAGCCGCGCTGGATGGTCGGCTTGGAACACGGTTGACATCGTCGCTGACCCGGTCACTGCCTGGCGTCCGCGCAACGCCGAGATGCACCTGTACTCGAACGGATCGTTCGCGGTGTTCGTCGCCAACGGCAGTCGGGTCTTCGCCGGGACCCAGGGCCAGCCATTCGTACAACTCGCTCCCACCGTCAGCGCCGTGCCACATCTGGCCGACTTCGCGCCCTGGGGCGACACGATGTACATCGCCTGCGGCCGCGCTCAGCAAGCGGCCAAGGTCGTCGGCCTGCCCGCCGCGGGCAACCTCGGCACGCTGCTCGCCAAGGCGGGCACGGCCAACTTCAACGACAACTACGCGGTCGCCAACAACGGCGTGATGCCAGCCGCCGAGCATCTCGAACCGCACGGTGGCTACATGTTCGCGGCCAACGTCGTCGAGGACGCGGTCACGTACCCCAACCGGCTGCGTTGGTCGCATCCCGATCAGCCTGAGGATTGGGCCAAGGACGACTACATCGACGTGCTGCAGGGCGGCTCCAAGATCACTGCCATCCGCAGCTTCCGCGATCACCTGTTGATCTTCAAGGTCGATTCGGTGTGGGCGCTGTATGGCTACGAGCGCGACAGTTGGCAGCTGATCAAGGTCTCGCTCTCGATCGGCACGCCCAGCCCGCAGGCGGTCACTCGTTCCGAGTCCGCGATCTACTTCTACTCGGCCTCGGGGCGCAATGGCATCTACGCCTATCAGGGCAGCGATCCGGTGCTGATCAGCGATCCGCTGCGACGCGCGACCGACGCCATCACCGCCGACGCCGACGTGTGGCTGGGCTGGATCAGTCGGCGGTTGTGGTGCTCACTGCCCTACGACTCCGACCCCTACGACAACAGCCACGGCTCGGTGTTCGTGTTCGACCCGGAACTGTCAGAGAGCGGGAGTTGGATTCGCTACAAGCCCGCGCGGGGCACGATCGCCTGCATCGTCGAACGCTCCGACGTGGCGACCGAGTACCCGATGATCGTGACCTGTGGCTGCACCGGGTTTGCGGGCGTATTGCGCGTGATGGTGGCGCCTGACCGAGCCGGTGATCTGTTCACGTCCGGCGAGGGCGTGGTCGGGTTCCGCAGCTACTACCGCACCAGTTGGAAGCACGCTGGATGGCCGGACCTGCAGAAGTCGTGGCTGCGGCCACGCGTGATCGCCCGCCTGCCGATCGAGCCGGTGGCGATCCGGCTCAACACGTTCTGGAACTACGATCCCAACAACGCCCAGCGCACCCATGTGTTTGGCATCAATACCGCGGGTGGCGTGTTCTGGCGTGCGCTGGGCGCGGCGGACCCCAAGGGCGGCGGCTTCGATTGGGGCGACGGCACGACCTGGCGCTCGGGCGCACGGTTGGGCGACGTGATGGTGCGCCCGACGACCGCCAACCAGGCGCGTGGTGGCGGTTCGCTGGGCTGGGCACGCGCGGTGATGTTGGAGTTCTCCCCCGAGGATTACACGCAGGCGATCGCCTGGGCCGTGGATGCGATCATCTTGAAGTTCAACTCTCGGAGGTTCACGACATGAGCCAGATGCCGCAGCTGCGCGACATCCTCAACGACACGCCCGCTACCGCCGTGGACGTGGACTACAACTTCGGCACCTTGGAGACCCACGTTGCCCAGGAGTTGGTCAACCGTGATGGGACGGTTGCGATGACGGGCGCGCTAACGCTGGCCGGGCCCGCACCGTCGCAACCGGCCCACGCGGTCACCAAGAGCTACGTCGATGCCCAGGTCGTGCCGACCGGCGTGATCTGGCAGTACGCGGCGGCGGCGGCACCAGCTGGGTGGGCGATCTGCGATGGCGCCGAGAAGTCGTCAACCGACCCGCAGTTCACGGCACTGTTCGCGCTGATCGGCTACACCTACGGCCAGGGGGCAGGCAACAACTTCTTGATGCCCGACTTTCGTGGCCGGGTAGCGGCGGGCGTCAACCCCGGCGACGCCACCAACTTCGCGCTGGGCAAGAAGGCAGGCTCGAAAGACCTGATACTGCCCGCCCACGTCCACAACATCGGCAACCACCAACACGGCATGAAGTCGCACTTTCACGGCATGTCGAACCACGTCCACTACATGAACCACCGCCACGACATGTCGATGCACCAGCACCTGTCACCGGCTCGGGCGGGCTACGACGTGAACAGCGCCAACCAGCCCGGCCAGACCAACGCCATCTTCCCAGCGACTGGCAATACGCCGCTGTCGTTCCTGACCCGCAGGACGGCGATCATGCAAAGCCAGGAAGCTGGCGGTTCCACCGATTGGACCGGCGCTCCCAACAATAACACCACCAGTTGGGCGGATCGGGGCGACAACACCGATGGCCCCAACAACAATGCCACGGGCGGACCGAACGACAACACGACCGATTGGGGTAGAGCGACCGACACCGATTCGCGTGGCGTCAGCCCCGTCAACGCCAACCTGCCCCCCTATACGACGATCAACTACATCATCAAACTCTGAGTCATGGCAACGTTCTCCCCGTACAACGCTGGCGCCTACGAGCGCCGTAAGCGCGATATCGAATACGACTACGGCAACCAGGCGACGACCAATGCCTACGGTCGCTTCCTGTCGCAGCAGCGCGGAGAACGATCGCTGGGTGATCTGAGCCGCGGCTTCGGCCGCGCCTATCCGAGCTATCGGGCGCAGTTCGGCCAGCGCGGGTTGGGCGGGCCCGGCATTCAGTCCGGCGTCCAGCGCCAGGCGATGGGCAACTACGTCGGTGACTACACGCGCCAGTACGGCCAGATGGCGCAAGACCTGACCCAGCAGCTGCAGCAGTTCGACCTCAGCCAGCAGAACCTGGACGCCTTCCGCCAGCAGTCATTGGCTGACCTGGAAGCGCAGAAGGCAGAGCAGATCGCCAACGACGCCAACGCGTTGGAGTACCTGCGACAACTCGTAGGAGGCTTGTGATGCCGTGGGGAATGCCCAAGAGCCCGTGGAGAAAGCCGGTCGTCAAGCCCAAGTACCCGGCACCGCGCACGCCGTATGGGACTGGCGGCGCCAACTTCAACGTCGCCAAGCAGCTGGACTATTCGACGTTCAGCCCCAGCGATCCGCGCAGCCCGGCTGGCTACATCAACTGGCAGCTTGCCAACGGGGCGGTGCGTAACCAGGCGCTGACTGGCGGTGCCAACCTGGTGCGCGACTACACCACCGCCTTCACCGGAGCGCGCGCCAACCCGACCTACCCGGTCACGCAGCCGATCTTCCCGATGGGACCGGGTGGACCGGGGGGCGGTGGCGGTGGCGGCGGTGGTGGTGGTGGCGGCGGTCCGGCCGGTCTCGACCAGGCGACGTTCGATTGGCTGATGGCACAACTGCAGAACAAGCCGCAGGGCGTCGGCTATCGCCCGCTCGATCTGCCCGACCCGAGC